TTGCCCTGTTTGTTCTTGATTTTATAGTTAAACCTACTTCACTACCACCTTCACTATTAAATATTGCAAGTTGAGTTTGCCCTAGTGTAGAATTACCTAACTGTAAACCAACCGTAGGACTAGATGTACCAATACCAACGTTGCCATCCTTGGTAATACGCATTCTTTCGGTATTACCTCCTTCGCTAACACCAAACCAAATATAAGGGGTACTGCCAGTACCGCCTTTAGAAATTAAGCCAGTACTTCTATTGTCCCCGTGAAGTAATAATCCGTTTTGATAAGCAGCACCCTGCTGATACTGAAGACCTATAAATTTATCGTTGCCCCAGGTTTGGACAATGTCACCGTCAACATCAAGTTTCTCCCTTGGACTAGTTGTGCCAATACCTACGTTTCCATCTCCTTTTACATTTAATAAGTACGTGCCACCTACACTTTGGACTCTTAATGCATCTTCAGAAGATGAATTTCCCCCTCTTACGCTTAACCCAAACCCACCAGTAGATTGAGTATTGTATACAGTTCCTGCAAATCCACCACTAACAGGTTTTTGAACGTGAATGGCTGCGGATGGAGATGTTGTTCCAATACCTACGTTGCCTGATGAGTTAATGTACATTGCTGTACCAGAATTAAAAGAATCGTCATTTACATTAAATCTAATTCCTTTTCCAGAACCGCCTTGAATAGCTGCATCAGCTCCTGTATATCCAAACATTGTTCTACTACCAGCAAATCGCATATACGTTTGCGTATTGGTATCATTTCCAACGCTTAAAGCATCTGAAGTGCCTCTAACCTCTAGTAAATGACCTGGACTAGTTGTGCCTATACCTACTCTATCGTTTGCTGCATCTACATACAGAACACCAGAGTCTGCATTTACACTATTTAGAAACTTTATTGCCATAATATCTACTTGTCTTGCAAAGATAAAAAATAAAGGGGTAGCGACTTTGCGCCACTACCCCTCTTTAAATAATAATTTATTACTGATTACGCAACACTCGTTACCAATACTCTGTAAGCATTTGAAGCGGGTGCAGAAGCGAAAATCAAAGTAACAGTATCTGTGTCAGTACGCTCTACGTCTGTGAAAACTGTAGCACCGCTACTCTTTTCGTAAACCTGTACAATTACATCTAATGTCTCTAAGCTGTGGGTAATAGCGTAAGAGGTAGCACTTCCGTCACCAACATCACCTGCGAAGTTCTTAGCATCGTAGTGTGCTTCAACGCCTGCTGGGGTAACCGCACGAACCGTATCTGTACCTGTAATCACCTCAGCTGTAGTAGCTAACTCAACAGCACCCTTGACTGTTTCAGAAGCATCAGCAATAGATATAGCTAGTGAGTTACTGCTAGCGTCAGTAGTAATTGTAGTTCCGTCACCTTGAATAGTTATACGGGCAGTTTGTCCAATACTCTCAAGACCTGAGTTACCTACAAATTGTAATACAGCTAATGCTGTAGAAATGTCAAGCTTCTTAACCTCACCAGAAGTATGGAGAAGGATCTCAGAAGTTCCTGTTGTATTACCAAAGTCAGCAAGGCTACCAATATGTAGTTTCTGATTTACTGTACTCCAGTAGTCAGCACTCTCATCCCAAATGAAGCTTACGTTAGCAGCTGTACCACGCTCAACCTCAATACCTGAATCTTCAGAAGGTGCAGCATCTCCAGCAAGGTTACTGTTTAATAAGATGATGTTGTCAGCAAGATTAATAGTCTCAGTATTAACCGTAGTAGTCGTACCACTTACAGTTAAGTTACCAGCAACAGTAACAGTGCTACCATCGTCAGAGATTAAGGAGTCTACAAATTGACTATTACTATCGTCCCACTTCTGTAGTGTGTTAGCAGTGAAGTTCGCATTGTTCTTTAATGCTAGAGACACAGCTCCATAAGTACCACCACCAGATAAACCAGTAGAAGCGGTTACCGCTGTAATATCTCCCTTCATACTCTGCCATACAGGACCAGTCTCGTTAATACAAACGTAGACTTCCGTAGAGGAGGTGTTGTAATAAATCTGACCCAGCTTAGGGCTAGAAGGTGCAGAAGCAAGATTATGAACGACTACGTTCTGAATCTCATTCTGACTGAGGTTTATACTGTTTAGATACTTTATTGCCATAGCTAGTTAAAATATGCTTTTCCAGAAAATGCTCCTGAAAAGGTTAGGGTTACTGTGTTATCATCTATATATCGTATATCTCCATATACTACGTCTTCTGCTGAGTCTACTACTACTACTGTGGTTCGCTTACCTAAGTTATGCGACACTGTCCACGTTGCTGATGGAGAACTTTGTGTATGCACATAGTTTTTATCGCCACCACCCTTGAGACCTTTAATGTCAATCTGGTTCTCTACAGGTTGCTTTATAACCGTGCTTTTATTATATCCACTCTGGCGAATAGATACGCTAATAGCCTCATTATTTTTTACGGTTATATTATTCACTTACGTCTTCGTTTACCTTAAATATTCCGTACATCCAAGTAATTACAGTAGCCCCTTGTGAAGACTGTAGATCGTAAACATATATCCCACCATCAATAGCAGCCATAATAGCAGCTGAAGCTGTAATAGTTAGCAGTCCAGTATTAGTTCCTGTAAAACCAAAATCATTATCTGAACCATTATTAGAGTCTCCATCTAGTAATGTAGAAGTTGAAGTATCAGACTCACGTACCTGCATCATCCATTCGTATCCAGAAGATAAATCAATTACTACACCATCTTCATCTTTAAAAGTAAGCTCCAGGGTGAACGTGTCTCCCTTTCTAGTAGTGATATCTACTCTATTTGCTATATCTAAGTTTATGCTAGTTGCCATATTGCAAAGTTACTAATTTACTGGTTATCAAATAGTTGAGAAAGAAGGTCTTCGCTTTGCTCTTCAGTTAACTCACCACGCTTTCCTTGTCGTTGAGATACTAACTTTGATTGCTCTACCGCTTGCTTTTTTATACGACTATCTTTAGCTTTTTCTCTCTTGTCTTCAGCACTTTGTTGGAATCCATACTGACGCTCAAGATTAGTATCACGTGTTTGAGACTTAATCTTCTCAAGCTCCATCTTAAATCCATACTCAACTTCTAGCAGTTGTGCTTTTGCCTGGGCTTCAATTTGAGTTTTCTGCGCTTCTAGTTGTGCTTCCATTTGCATCTTCTGTGCTTCCAACTGAGCTGTTACTTGTGCCGTTTGTTGATTAGCTTGAGCTTGCATTTGAGAGTTTTGTTGAGCCATCTGCTGACGTTGCTTAATACGCTTCTTACGTCTAACAACTAATAATCGCTCTGCTTGATCTACATCTTTTAATCTACGGATAGCCATTGCATCTTCAATATCAAGTTCCCCTTGCGCGATAGACTGCTGAATGTTTTGCTCCAAATAAATTTTATCCTCATCGTTCATGTTTGTTACCACACGAACACCGAAGTTATACATGGGTAAATCTTTAAATGAAGACAAAATGCTCATGTTGGTTTCACCTACAGCCTTCTCGTACACTCTATATAAAATAGATTCTGGAGACAGTACTTGTAGACACTTTACTACGTCTTCGCAAACTCTCTTGTAGAGAACTTGTGATGCATAGGTGATATCGTATATAGCGTTATTAGAGGCAGAGATTGCCTGTTGTCTAACGCCTACGAGTGAGTCACCTTTAGGAGTTGATCCATCAACAACCTCATTAAGACCCGTAGTATCACGAATCATGTTGAGGTATTGATTGTATAGCCCAATGAGTTCTTGGATGTTACGTATAGCATTACCTATCTCACGAACAGGAGGGTTTTGGAAACCACCCTCTGGATTTTTACTGCGGTAATAGAACACACCCGTTTGTTCGTAGATATCTTGAAGCTCTAAGGGTTGAAGATCTCCACCCCTTCCGAGCTGAACATTTTCTAATCCTTCAATATCAATGATAAGACCATCTGGCTTTGCTTTAGCAATAGATTGCTGTAGCTTGAGGTGAGCGAGTTGCATCATATCAGCGTACTGCTTGATACTAGAAACCATACTCTTAGGCATCATCTTGCGTAAGTTTGTTGCAATAACACTATAAGACATTCGTGTCTTAGAGATATCATGAACATTACGAGGTAAGTTTTTCTTTAGACCATAGTCAAAGATATACTTCGTGCCTACAATGTGCTTACCGCCATATACTGTAGCATGTTCCATCTTATGAGCTTTGCGCTCAAATACACTACCCGAAGGTAGATGCACTTCCTCTTGACCTTTGTAGTAGAAACCAACGTTTCCAAAACGTGATTGCTTCTCTTCAAAGTATAAACAATCTGTAGACATAAACTCAAAATCTAGTACCTCAATGACATAATCGTCATATCCGAATACTGTCTTATTCATTGTTTTGTCGTACTGACTATTGCCTAATCTTGTAGGGTCATTAGAGTAACGATTCTTTACTTGACGTGCCATCTCCTCGTAAGTCTCTTCTTCAAACTCATTACGAGATATACGCTTTAGCTCCTCAATCGTCATTCTTTGTATATGTCCCGCATACTTCAAATCAGACATTGTAGCGTCTTCAGTTTGAGAGTGTACGAAATATTCAGGATCTACATACTTAGTAGATATACCATAGTTAGGGTCGTTATCGCGCTTAACCACTGCCATACCTACTGCTACTAAGTCCTCAACCGCTCTACGATAAGTCTTCTCAGGGAAGTCATTCCATTGTAGGGTTAGATTTGTAGCTATTTGTGCTGCGATTTCAGAGGCTACCTTAATATTTGTGTCTAGGAATATCTCCGCTTCTTCAGGGCTATCGGGCAGTTTATCTACATCAATCCCTGGATTTAATCCTGCTTCCTTCATT